ACCGCAAGCGAACGCTAAGCGAACGCTAAGCGAACGCCAAGCAAACGCTTCTAACCAGAACCAGAACCAGAACCATAGTACAGAGTCGCTGTCGCTCCCTTTCGCCTCACTTGAATTTGAAGAAGCGTGGAAGAAATGGCAGAAGCACCGAACCGAACTCAAGAAAAAGCTCACGCCAACCATGATGGAAGCACAATTCTCTGACATGCTGAAGATGGGAGAGAAGCGAGCTATCGCGATGATTAACTTCACTTTGAGCAAAGGCTGGCAAGGACTGCGTGAAGAATGTGATTCCGGCTTTGGAGCCTTGCCGACTGTGACGAAACCAAAATATCAATCCTGCTTGTGACCAACCCACTTCCATCCGCCGAAGAACTTCTCGGCACCTTCAACCGCCCGATGCCTTTCAGCGACGAGGCCGAGAAAGGCGTTCTCTCCTGCCTGCTGCAAGATCCGAACCGCATCGCCGCCAACCTGCACACGATGCCGCCAGGGCTATTCCAGCACCCAGCACATCGCGAGATATTCGTGCTGCTTGTTGACGAGGCCATCGCAGGCAGTCCCATCGATCCCGTCAATGTAACGCATCGCCTGCGTCAGCTTGGACGGCTTGACCACGTCGGTGGCCCGGCGGTCATCTCGGAGCTTTTCAGCTTTGTGCCGATCACATCGCATTTCCCGTATTATCTCGGCATCCTGCGCGAACTGTTTAGCCAGCGGAAGCACATCGAGGCGCATGCGAGGGCACTGGATCGACTTTTCTCTGCAAAAGACGGTGAGGTGGCAACGACTGTGGACGACATCAAAGGCATCATGGAGGAAGCGGGAAAGCTCCCTGGCCAACTGCTCAAAAGCCACACGCTGATGGAAGCCATCGACCCGCTGCTTGCCGAGATCGAAGAACGGTCAAAGCATCCCGGCCGACTTCCCGGCATCCGCACCGGGTTTCCGACCATCGACCGAAACACGGGGGGCATGATGCCAGGGCAGGTCTGGGTTTTCGCCGGCGAACCTGGAGACGGCAAAAGCACCATCATCCAGAACTGCGCGGAAGCCGCCGCTATGGATGGCCGCAAGGTGCGCTGGTATCCGCTGGAAATGCCCCACAACGAGCAAATGCTGCGTCTCCTCGCCAGCAGTGCCCAGGTTGACAATGGGAGCCTCTACAACGGCGTTTTGACCAACGGGGAGCAGCAAGCCCTTGTCGGCGCTGTGGCACGCCTTAAACGCAGCGCAAACGTCGAACTCGTGGACGTAGAGGATGCGAGCGCCACCGACATTTTTGCCGACATCGAACGCTCCGATTGCGACGTGGTAGTGGTCGATTACCTGCAACTAATGGAAGACAGCAGCGCTAGGAAGTCAGACACCCGCGAAGGTGTGCTCGCCAGTATTTCCCGCCGCCAGAAGCGTCTCGCTCGCCGCACCGGTAAAGTGATTCTGACAGCCAGCCAACTCAACGATTCGGGCAAGCTGCGCGAATCCAGGGCTATCGGCCAGGATGCCGACAAGGTCTTCATGCTCAGGAAATGCACCGATGAGAACTCTGAGACCGGCCTGAACGACGCCATGCGGACGCTCTGGTGTGACAAAAGCCGCGGCGGAAAACGGCACTGGGAGCTTAAGCTGAAGTTTCTCGGCTCCATTTTCCAATTCAGAGAACACTCCGAATCATGAACCTCATCCACGATCCGCTTGTGAACCACGATCCCAACAACCACGCCTTCGGGCGCAAACTCGCCAAGCTCATCGCCACCATGCGCAGATTACCTGCAATACCGCCACGCCCAACAAAGCTGCATTTCCGCAATGGAATGCAGGCACTGTCAGAATGGGAGGGGTCAAAACCATGACCGACTTCGAGCGCATCATGAACCACTTCAATCTAACTGCCAAATGCAAGCGCAGGCGCGATGCCAAGCCGCAACTCGGTTACCTGCCCGGCTGCGCCTTCATCGAATGCTCGCACGAAAAATGCGCCTGCCGGATGAATGACGGTGAGGGGCTGAAGCTTTCGGAGTTCATCGCCAAATGGAACAGGAGGCACGGCTGAAATCGCACTCACCTATTCTGCGCGAGATCACCGTCCAGGCACGGCGACAAGGCCGGACGTTCGCCTCCATTGCCGAGGAATTGCGGTTGCCGGTGAGCACACTCAAGTCCTGGATGTATCGACGCCATGCAACCACCACGACGCCAGACAAATCTGCGCTGCATGCAACCACGCCGCCGCCAGTTCAATCGGTCGGAATCGGCCAATGGATGCAGTCACTACACCACGACTCGGCTCATTTTCTGCTCAACGGGCAGGCCGCATGCGCGAACGCAGCAAACGGCGTCCACCAACTCCCCGGCGTCGTCTGGTTTCCACATGACGGCTGCGTCCGCAAATGCATGCGCTGCATGCGCCACCAATAATCCCACAAAACAAAACCCTATGCGAAACATCAACCTTCCCAAAACTAAAGTCTTTATCCGATGCGATGCCTTCGGTGGTCCAGAAAACGAATTTGAACCAGCGTGGCTCGTTTCAGTTCGAGCGATGCGTAACCGTCCATTCTGCTTCCAAGCATGGGTCGAGAAATACGCTGCCTGCTTCGACAAGATTCCACCTCAGTGCGTTTATTGGTATGAGCCGGAAGACGATCACAAGCCTCTTCCGCTACATAAAATCCAGATGTGGGAATGCCTGTCTGGTTCCATCGAGCTTTGGCGCAAAGACCAACTATCCGACGTGCCGGTGCTGGTGAATCTTGGCAAGGGATTGCCACCCATCGGCGGTCACTACTGGTTCACTCTTGACTACCTGCCCGAAGGTCAAGCCAGCGGCACTCTCGACGTGGGCGATGCAGAGCTTTTCGAAGAGCACAAGGAGGGCAATGTCCTCAAGCTCAGCAATGGGCAGATCGCAATCTACCCGAACAACAGGCTCAAATGGCTTCCAGTTTCGCTGACCGGCAAAGACGCAGCCGCAACCATCCCAGGCTGGAGTGTCGCGACTAACGCTCAGTGGGACGAATGGTGGTCTGATTCAGACGAGATCTTGGGCGATGCCAAGTGGGCTTATTGAAAATAGGGCTTGCGCTGCGTGCTAGCTCGCATATACTCAGAATATGAAAACAGCATTTACCGTGCGCAAGATCGGAACAGAGAGATTGTCATACAATTGCAGTGTGTCGCGCTACGCGCTCACGATGTGGGATGTGATAGATGGCAAGGCGAGCAAGGTTAAAACAGTTGAGGCAATTCCTGCTTGGGTGGATGGCGTGTTTGGTTACAAGGCATCGTTTGCTCTTGGCAACTGGGCATTCTTTCCGTCAGAAAAAGATGCAGAAACAAAGGCTCATTCCGTTTATATTGCCAAGCGTCCATTTTCCGCAGCATGAAAACTTGCCCGCACTGCGGCGGCGAACTGCCGCCAGACAAAGGCCGCACGAAAGGCGGTAAGGCTCGATGGAAGGGCACGACGAAGAAAACGCGAAGCGCGGCAGCGTCGAAGGCCGCAAAAGCCCGATGGGTTAAGTCTGAGAACGCATAAGCTCATGGACGCCGACATTAAATGCCCGATTCAAGATAAACGATCCTCGGCGTTCCATGCAGCGTCTTGTTCTGGGTCTTTTTCGGTGCGGCCTATCGACTCCAAAGAAACCTATGAATGGCTACTGATGAAGCATTACGCGAAGCGGATACCCTCAATCTCATGGGCATTCGGCCTGTATGATGCAGAGATGATTCTGCAAGGGGTTTGCACTTTCGGAACGCCAGTAAGCTCTACCCTCCTAAAAGGCGTATGCGGTGAAGAATGGGCGGCGAATGTCTGCGAACTAAACCGACTCGTGATAAACGAAATCGGATGCAAAAACCTCGCCTCCTTCTTCGTCTCACGATGCGTGGCGATGCTGCCACGACCAAAGATCATCGTCTCATACGCAGACAGCAGCAAGGGGCATCATGGGTTCGTGTATCAGGCGACCAACTTCATCTACACGGGACTCTCGACGCTGACTTACGATCCCGTGGTGAAAGGCCACGAAGGAAAGCACCACGGCACGGCTGGAATGGGGCGCGGAATGACCAAGGATCAGATGAAGGAGAAATACGGCGACGACGTGTATTGGAAACCACGCGACCGCAAGCACCGATACATTCTCTTTCATGGGTCGAAAAAGGAACGCAAAGCGATGGCGAAAGACCTTCGATACGAAATCAAGACCTACCCGAAAGGCAACAACTCCAGATACGACGCATCACACAAACCACAAACACAAGGAATCCTACTGTAATGAAAATCAAGATAACGCAGACAATCGAGATAGACCCTGAGAAATGGGCGAATGAATACGGAGTGGACATCAAGGATGTGCGAAAGGATGCCGCTTCTTATTTTGCCACTTGGTGCCAGGAGCAGGTCGAAAGGCTTGGACTGCAAAAGGACTTCGATGGCGGGTCTATTTCTTCCCAGAACGCATAAGCTCATGGATGCCGACATTAAATCTCCGATTCAAGAACTGGTTCGGCAATTGTGGCGCATCAATCGCAGCTTCCGCCTGCCCTGAACAAATTCCACGTGGGCAACGGTGAGGATGGGAAACATTACTGGCTGACTCCGTGGGATGGTTGGCAGGACTGCTTGATCCACCACGCGAATTGGGCCTTGCAGCATAAACTTTGACTTCTTGCCACTGGTTCCGCATCATTACCTATGCCTGCACTCAAAAACCAAAAACACGAAGCCTTTGCGCAAGCGGTCGCACTGGGCATGTCTGCTGTCCAGGCTTACACCGAACACGTCAGCAATGGCAAGTGCTCGTATGAGACGGGCAAGACCGAGGGGAAAGCGCTGGCGAAGCATGTCGCCGACAGGATTGCAGAACTAAGAACGAAAGTATCGGAGGCCGCTGATAAGAGGTTTGGACTCACGAAGGATAAATGGCTCGACCGACTCGAAGGAATCGCTGGAAAGGCCGAGGAGATCGGCGACTTTTCTGCCGCGACCGGTGCCCTTCGTGAAGTCGGCAAAGCTTCCGCCTGGTATGCTCCTGATGAGGTGAAACATTCTGGCAGCGTGGAGATCCCTGGCTTGTCTGAGGCGATTGCGGCCACGTTTGGTCGCAAGTAAACGCTCGGCCCCTCCCACGGCCCTCCCCAAGGGGGGGGTAAGGCCGTAATAGAGCCTGTGACGCTGGCATGCTGGTCCGTGAGTGCCTAGCAATCCGCTCGCTCGTCGCGTCTGTCGGTGCCGTTGATAGCTGTCAGCTGCTCACGAACGGCAACCGTGCGACAAAAAGGCGGAACTCGGCGCAGGATGTCAACTGCGCTTTTTACGGCAAGAGGGGGGGCTTATTGATTTTAGCCGATGAACAATGCAAACAACAAGGGGGGGCTAATTGTTGATTGCAGTGCGTCTAGGGAATGAGCAATCAATAACAAGGGATCAAAAAGGCGGCGGCGCTTGCTTTTTGGAAAGGAGTTCCGCCTCGTGACCCTGTGATCCCGCCCGAACAAATCGCCGCCTGCCTCGCCTCCAAAGAGTGGAGGATGCGGAACCTTTACCAAATCTTGCCGGAAGATGACGCCGACGGCGGCATGATCCCGTTCGTTTTGCGCGGCGAGCAGGAACAATACCTGCGTGATCGCCACAGCCGCAACATGACGCCGAAGGCCCGCAAATTGGGCATGAGCACGTTGATCGTGCTCGACTACCTGGACGAGTGCATTACGACGCCGAAGACGCATTGCGCTCACGTTGACTTCAAGGAGGACGATGCCTTCAAGAAATTGGACATTGCCCGCGCTGCGTGGAAAGCCGGGCCGCTGCATCCGAATCCTGTCATTGCCGCGTGCTGGCGACAGATTCACAAGGTTAACCCGCTGGCGAGCGATGCGCAGGGCTGTCTGAACTGGGCAAATGGATCGAGGCAGGAGGCGGGAACAAGCTTCATGGGTGGCACTCCGCGCCGTCTGCACTGGTCGGAGGCCGGGCCAATGTCTGCGCAGGCTCCAGATCGAGCCAGGAAGGTCAAGCGCGGCTCGCTTAATGCCATCGGCGCCGCCGGTATCATCGACATCGAGACGACAATGGAAGGCGGCGAGGGCACGATTGCCCGCGACATCTTCGACCTTGCGCTTTCGATGGTGGGCAAGCCGCTTACGCGAATGGACTGGCGGCTGCACTTCTTCCCGTGGTTCGGTCATCCTTCCTACGACCTGCCAGGACACGAGCCAGAAAAGCCGGAGACGCTGGCTTACATGCGTGAGATGCAGGAGAAGCATGCCATCATCCTGCCTGCCTCCAGGTGGGCATGGTATGAGAAAAAGAAGGCGGAACAGAAGGACGACATCTGGACGCAGTTTCCGACTGTGGCGCATGAGTGCGTTCGCTCCGTTGTGAGCGGCCAAATCTTCCCCGGCATGGTGACGATCAAAAGCGGCGGACGCATTCGCTCGCTTGCCATTGAATCGAAATACCCGCTTTCGACCTTCTGGGACATCGGCAACGACGGGCTTTCGTGCTGGCTTGGACAGCAGGCCGGGCGCGACATCCTCTGGCATCGGTTCCGGTTCACCACCGGGCAGGGTGCCGTCATGGCAGCGGAATGGATTCGCCAGCTTGAGCAGGAAGCCGGGAAGAGCATCGCCAAGCACTTCTTCCCGCATGACGTCGATTACCGGGACAGAGGTTATTCCAAGACCTACCGCCAGCAGTTGACGGAAGCGGGCATTCCCAATCACAAGATCATCACGATTCCCATCGCCGGCGACAAGTGGGACGGAATCAACGCCGTGCGTGACCGGCTCCCGCGCATGTGGTTCGATCCGGCCTGCGAGGCGCTCCAGGTCGATGAGTTCGGCGAGTCGCTGCCTTCGGGCATCGGCTGTCTGTCCAACTACCGGACGCAACCCAAGGCCGCAAACGGAGCGCTTCGAGCACTGCCATTGCACGACATCAACTCGCACGGCGCCGACGCCATGATTACCTTTGGCGCGGCGGATGAGCAGGGATTCATCAACAGCAACCTAGAGGCCGACGACAAGCCACGAGAGCGCCGAAGTGGAGCAACGAAATTCAGCTTTGTGGGCAGGCGATGAATCCGATTGAGCAGGTCCGCAAGCTCTACCGGCTGCATCCAAGCATGAGTTTCGAGCAAAATCTCGCCGCTCACTTCGAGCGTGGTTATGTGGTATCGACTCCGCAGGCGTTTGGCATGGCTCGACCTGTGCGCCGTGATTGGGAGCCGGGCAGGCTAAACGATCCGTGGGACGTGGAGCCATTGGAAAGCGCCGACTGCTGGTTCCTCTGGGTGCTGGCTGGCGATTTAAGCGTGGCCGCTCGATGGCTTCCGCAATCCTTACCTTGGCTTGGCTTTGCCCGGCGCGGCAAAGCGGCCCGGTTTGCCAAAGCTTCCAACCTGCTAAACAAAGCGCTTGCAATTCCTGGGCGAGTTCCGCCCTAAGTTGCCATGCGGACAAACTCACTCTTCGCCTTTTTGCAAAAGTGCCTCCTCGGCTGGCCCCTCTATTTCGGCGGCGGTGGTGGCGCACCACCTGCTCCAGTCGCGCCACCTGAACCTGCGCGAGTTGCCGCTCCTGTGCGTGCCGATTCGCAAGGCGCAAAAAGAAGCATCAAGGCCGCAAGCAAGCGCCGCATCGGTGGCATGGACGCCATGCAGGGCGACGTGCTAGGCAGCATGAGCCGCAACCGTGGCTTTGCATCGACTCTAGGCGGATCAGCCCAAGCATACACCGGTGAAGCCTGAACCTTCTAACTCTGCCCAAAAAGCAGAAAAGCTAAGCAAGCGGTGGCAGCAAATGCAGGCCGACCGAATGCCGTGGCTTGTCCAGTGGCAGGAGATCGCCGACTTGATGGCTCCCCGCTCGGCTGGCATCTCCAGCAAGGTCAACTTGCCGGACACATCTCGCGAAGGTTTGCTCTTCGACACGACCGCAGGCGATGCGCTCATGACGATGGCCGGGGGCCTCATGTCCTGGATGATGCCAGCGAACGAGCCGTGGTTTGGTTTTGATCCTACCCGCGAACTGCGTGGCTCTGACCGGGTCAAGAAGTGGACACAGGAATGCTCGCAACTGGCCCGGGAATACCTGAGCAATTCGAGCTATTACACCGAAGCACACGAGGATCTCCTCTCGCACTGTGGGTTCGGCACCTCGGCGCTCTACTACGCTTTGGAAGATGGCAAGCTTCGTTTCGAGCACCTTCCGACTGCGTCTTACTGCATCGAGGAGAATCGCTTCGGCGTGGTCGATGTCTTATTCAGGGAGTTTGAGTGGACTATCGAAGAGAGCGCCAAGCATTTCGGCGCTGATAACCTTTCCACCAAATCACGCGAAGCCCTGGCCGACGACACAAAGAAGCTCGCCAAGATCAAGATTCTGCATGCCGTTTACCCACGGCCAGAAAGCGAACGTCCTGACAACGAGATTGCCCGCATGGCCGACTGGGGCAAAGCCTTCGCAAGCTACTACGTCGAGCTTGGTGAGAAGCACACACTGAAGGAATCGGGCTTTGATTATTTCCCGTTCAGCGTTGGGCGCTTCCTGAAATGGACGGCACTGGAAGGTAAGACCGCCTACGGCTACGGCCCTGGCTTTGCCGCACTGCCTGACACTCGGCAGATCAACTTCCTCCAGATGATGATGGACTGCGAGGCCGAGAAGCGCGTGCGCCCTGCTATGATCGCCGACAGCCGAATGGAGGGTGACATCGTGCTTTCTGCTGGCGGCATCACCTACATCGACACGGGCATGATGGAGCCGAAGCCGCTGCAAATCGGTGGTGACTACAACGTCGGCCAGGACCGCGTCAAGATGCGCCAGGAATCCATTCGGGCAAAGTTTCACGCGCAACTCTTCAACATGTTTGAAGGGTTGGACGGCATCCGCACTGCCACAGAAATCAACGAGCGTGCTGCCGAAAAGATCACCGCCATCACTCCGGCTTTCTCGCGAATCGTGAACGAGAAGCACACGCCGATGCTCCAGGGATTGTTCAACCTGTGGATGGAATCCGGTATGCTGCCAACGCCTCCGCAAGAGGCGATTCAGCGCGTCTCTGAGTTCGTCGGCATCGTGCCGAATCCAATGGTCACCTTTTCGTCTCGCCTCGCCTTGGCGATTAAATCGCTCCGCAACATCGACGCCGACCGGCACATTCAGCGCATTGTCTCGCTTGCTCCTCTGCGGCCTGAAGTCATGGAGCCGTTCGACTGGATTCGTTGGGCGCGTGGCAGCGCTCGTGATGCTGGCGTTCCTACCGACTACATCCTTGACGAGGAAGTCGTCCAGCAGCGCATGGAGGCGCAGGCGCAGGCACAAGCACAAGCTGCGCAGATGCAAGCCGTGGAACAGGGAGCCAAGGCCGTTGGCAATCTGGGTGGAGTCGAGGCACTGAAAGGAGCAATGGCAGCATGAGTGAGCGTTCACAATTAGATCTCGCGCAATCGTTCACCCGTGGGAATGACCTGCTGGTTTACCGTTTCGACGTCGCCTCTAACTTGCAAAAGGTGAAGTCCGACATTCTTCGCGCTTTCATCGAAGGCTTTAACTGCTTCCGCTTTGAGTTCCAGTTTAAGGGACGCAAGTTTGAGGATCGCTTTGCCCTTCCTCATGCCGCTGGGTTTGACGAGCGCGACGCTTTGGAACTGGCGGAACACGCGCACGCTCGGTTCCTGAACACGGTTTCCAAGCTCATCGCATGACAGCTGCCGAAGAGATCGAAGCAAAGCGCAAGGACCGCGCTGCAAGGCTGAATGCCGCATGGGCTGAGCTTGCAGGATCGCAGGCGTTTAACGTCGTGCTCACAGCGGCACAGCAGCATTTCGGCATGTTCCGGCCTGTGTTCCAGGCTACCGACAATTTCAATTCGCACGCTGCCGCCCAACGCGACGGTCAGAAAGATGTGCTGGCTTACTTTCTCCGCCGCCAAGCTCGCGGCGCGGAGCTGTTGGAGGATGACGAATCCTCCGACAAACCAACGCGGGCAATTTAATCCACCACCATGAAAATCGAAATCAACGAAGGCACCGTCACAAATGACGGCGCTGTCATC